TTAATTGTTTTAATAATACTAGTTGTAGCGTCAGGTGAAGTGTACATACTAACATCACTTCCTGATGCGTTAACCACTGCTTGAATATTCTTGTATACATTAGCCATTACAATGAAAAGAAAGTAAACCTTTCTGTTTCCTCCTTTTGATTCTGTAAAAATGTTGAGTTTAATTGTTCAACAACAGATTGTAAGGCTCTGTTAATTTGTCGTTGGTTATCAACTTCATATTTTTCTTTTGGTTCTGGTAATCTTACTACTATCTTTGTCATTTAATCCTCCGTAACTTGTCCGTCTATACCACCTGCTCCTCCGCTAAAATCTTCAGGAGTTGACCTATCGATTGCATCAGCCACTGCTTGAGCATCACTATAATCTATACCACTAGTTATACCATAATCAGTTGTTCCCCTATTTTGTGCAGACATTATTCTATCAAGTTCTCTTTGTTTTTTTTGTTCTTCTGCTAATTTTTTAGCAGCCATAATTTTTTCTTGAGCTGCTCTTATCAGTGCTATTCGCTCTGCTTTTTTCTTAGCTGACAATCTACCTTTATTAATTCTGTCTATTCTTTTTTGAAAAGTTTCTTCATCAATATTATATAAATTATATCCTGCCATAATATTATTAGGATCTAGATAATTTCCTGTGTTAACAATTCTACCAATGTCATCAACTCTTATACCTAGATTACCTGCAATGCCTTCTTGAATTGATCTTGTATTAACAGGAAGAAATCTATTTGCTAAAGTTGCTAAACCTTTAACTGCACCACCAATAGGATTTATGGCTGTACCTACTAAATTAAAAAGTGGATTGTCCATTAGACCTTTTACTTTTCCAATTCCTTTTGCTAACATACTTTGTTTACCTGGTTCTAAATTTACATTAGGCATATCTCCATAGTAAGCACCTGCTAATGTTGCTTCGTTTGCAAACGGATCATTAATACCCATACTTGCTAATTGATTACTTCTTTGCATAGCTTCAAATGCTGCGGGCACTCTAGGATCTGCTCTAAAAGATTGAACATTGTTCATTATACCACCTCCTCCACCACCTGTTGGAACAAACGGATTAAAACCAGGGGGAGTTACTTGTGCCCCAGTTCCTGTTCCTGTGGTATTTGCACCTCCACCTAGATAATAGTTATATAAATCAAAGATCCTATTTGGTGTAGGTCTATAATTTTCCATAAAGTTTACTACTGGTTTAACCATTATCTTCTCCCGTCAGGTTGTAAATCAATTCTAACCGTACCAAATCTCCAAGTTTCTGCTGTAGAACTATTAGAGATTTGAATATTAGCAAATCGACCACGTGCTCGTGTATCTACTTTAGTTGTTGATGACGTTAATGTAAAGGGACTATAAGTGCTTGTTGTATCTGATTGTGCAGGAAAGTCTTTTATACCAACAGTTAATGTTGCATTTCCTGTAAGAACTTTAAAGTTAGGTAGTATTCTTCTCATTGCTAAAAAGAACTCACCATTACCCTGAACATCTAAATCAAAGTCATAAGATTTTATATTTGATGCAATAGCTGTAGTTGAACCATCAGGATTAATTTGATCAGTTCCAACCTCATGTTCAAAATAAGTTGTTTGACCTAATCCATTTAAACCTATTATACTAGGAAAAGTTCCTTCTGCACTATCGTCAAATTTAGTTGCAAAAGGTTTTGGATATACAATAGAGTCAACCCAAGTTGTTCTAGGTTCGTTTCCTGTGTACCATATTAATCCGTTTTGTGGATTAGATTCACCATAATTATAAACCACATACCTATTATTATAAGCTGATCCTGAAGTTGGATACCACCAAATTACTTCTGAAAACAAATTGTTTATACCTGCACAAACCTGTTGACCTTTTGTCGTGTCAAAGTCATCGTAAACATAATCCTCTACAGAAGATAGTAATGTTTTAACTGTACCATCAAAAGCAAAGAAACCATTATTACTTATCCAATAGGCTACACCATCAATTTCAACAGCAGCATTCTGACCTATTAATCCACAGTTTGTACCGACTTGTTCAAAACCAAATGTAAACGGAGCACCAACAAATTTCATCGTGTATAGTGCATTATCTGTCCATACTAAAATATTTTCTTTAGCAACCAAAGCACCTACAATTTTTGTACCATCTTGTAGCCTTTGCGTGCCCGCAGAGTTAATGGCTGTAGGTGTATAGTCATTGATAGATTCTTGATCTGAAAATCTAATAAACATATCATCTTGTGTCGTTGGATCACCAATTGTTGTTTCTGTTCCAAAGTGAATTAAGTGTCTTGTTGTTGGTGATATCAAAGTTGTTCTAGTTGCCGTTGGATTACCAAGTGAACCACTAATTGCTGTAGAAAAACCTGTGGTTGTTTTAGATGCTCTTGTTGTAAAATTAGCTGCAATAGAAGAATCCCAAGTAAAAGTTTCACCATTAGCAATAGTTGCTACTAACACTTGACCAAAGTTACTTAGTGACCATAGCCCTGGTTCAAGAGTCACGGTTGATGCAGATACAGCATCTCCAAACCCTGTCCATAAAGTTGCATCTTGAACAGTTGTGTTTGTAGAATGAGCTTGGCCATTGGATGTGCCAGCTGTTGCTGTCCCTTTAGCACCTCTAGTAATTCCTAAAAAGTTTGTAGCGTTTGTTGATGTGTAAGTTATTAATTCTGCACTTGGAACTGTGCCCACAGCAATAGTTCCCGCTGATGCAAATCCTGATGTGGCATCCACAGTTACACTTGTTCCTGACCCACCTGTACCTGCTGTATCAGCATTTAATGATCCATCTAATTCTGTGCTTTGTGATCCTGTTATTGTTCCGCCATAATTACCAATACCAAAACCATAACCATAAGATTGTGCTTCTGGTCCAACCGTTTGATAGGGCTCTACTATACAAGAACTTCCCGAAGTTAAATCAGAACCACCCCCATTAGCTTCCGCCGATGGTGATGTAATTGTAAATGTAGTTGATGTAGGAACTGTTATAACTTGACAAAGTTTATCTTCAAAAGTTGAAGCAGCAATACTTGATCCTGTTGGCATCGTTACTGAATCTAATTCTATTATATCTCCTACTTCTAAGTCATGATTAGTTGATGTAGTAATAGTTATTGCTGTGCCTCTAGTTGTGCTTGTAGTAATAGTTGAACCTGTAAAAGTTATTTGAGTTCCTGCGTTATTACTTCTGAAAGGAGTAATATCGTAAAGAGCGCCTTCAAAATAGATAAGTAAAAATTTATCTGTGCCTATGGCTACATATCTATTACCATCAAGATCTACAAAGGCGTGTTGTTTTCTAGCAACTCCTACAATAGTATCAGGAAGTAATGAAGACCACCCTCCAACTTTTTCAGGAAGATTATATCTAAAACGAACATTGTCAGAGTCAACCCATCTATTTTCTGCACCAACAGAAGTATCTTGTTTGTCTATGCCTGATCTAAATTTGAAATCAATTAGAGCCATTAATTAAGCCCCTATGCTGTGTTAGTCTTAAATGCCCAACCTCTTGTTGCATCTACATAAACTAATGTAACTGCTTGACCAGCTGTGCTTAAAGTTAAGTTAGATGCAGCTGAGTTTATAGGCTGACCATTTCTATCTACGGTTACGTTATTAGAACTAAAAGTTCCTCTTGCATCAATAATAGTTACTTCTTCTCCAACAGATGGTGATGAAGGTAAGTCTACTTCAATTGGGTTAGCAGTTGTGTTTGCTAAAATTTGATCTCCGTTTACCGCAGGAAAAGGAGTGTTTGAATCAGTTATAGATGCATAACCTTTTTCAAGAATAGTCATAACAGTTTCTGTTCCGTTTGATCTACAAAGAACAGTTGCACCTACTGGTATTTGAGTGGTAGTACCACTTGCTGTTAAAACTCCTAACGTTCTATTTGCTGTGCCTCTAACAGTATCATCTTTCATAATCCATACTCTAGTTACACCTGAACCACTTGGCATTGTAATTGTTCTATTACCTGCTAAAGTTCCGTGTAATCTTAAGTATGCATTTTTACCATTGGATGTAGCACCATCTGTAAGTAACAATGTAACACTAGCTCCCGCCATGTCTACATCTAAAACTCCTGATGATCCTTGTTCCAAGATTTGTAAATTAGTATTAGTGATTCCACCCCATTGTCCAGCTTTCTCACCTGTCGTTATAATTTCTAGTTTTAAATCTGATGAAAATGTTGATGCCATATTAATTTGTATCTATTCGTGTCCAGACCATATCTACACCTGGAACTATTTCACTCCATGTTATTGCCGCAACTTCGCCTGTAGCTAGAGTTACATCGACTCCTGTAGGTTCTATATTTGCGTCAGCAGTTATTGTAACACTTCCTGTAGTTAAGGTCAATTGGTTTACAGAAGGTGTAATATCTACACTTGTGCTTGCTACTGCCGTGCCTGTAGTTAATGTGACCTGACTACCTGTAGCAGTAAAATTAGAATCTGCTGTAATGGTTAATGTTCCAAGTCCTAATGTTAATCTATTTGGATCAGGTATCTCTGTAATAGAGTCTGCTGAAATAGAAAAATTACCAATATTAATATCTAGTTGATTGCCAACTACAGTTACTTGTACGTCACCAGCTGTTTGGGCTGTTGCGAAAGGTAATGCTGATATTGCGTCAAATCCTAAACTCATAAATAATCCTTAAAAGGAGACAGTGAGGTATGTGGTGGAGTCACTGCCTCCATCTAAGGATTATATTAC